TCCTGTGAATGTAATTGTTGGTGATGTTGTGTATCCTGAACCACCTGAAGTAATCGTGACAATACCAACTACACCATTTTCTATCTTAGATGTTGCAGCAACACCTGCTCCATCTCCAATTACCTGTATGGTAGGATTAGAAGTATATCCAAAGCCAGGATTTACTAGGTCTATAAACTGAACAACAGATTTCTTACTGTCACTAATATTACCTTCAACAGCAATACCACTTAACAGTTTAGATGTAGCAATACCAGACAATCCCCCTGCTGGTGCAGATGATATCGCAACTCGTGGTGCAAATGTAAATCCTTTACCCCTATTTGATAAGAATATTTGTTGAATACCACCATTAACAATACCTATAGACGCAGTTGCTTGAGATGCAGTTCCTACAAGAGTTAGTTTCTGTGTGCCACCAGAACCAATGAGAATTTCCTCTCCGTCTGCTCCTTCAATACCACCTAGAGTATCATCAATCTCCTCAACACCAGTATCAATAACCTCATCCTCATAACGGAATAGTTCACAAGTTAACTTATAAACATAGTTTTCTCTTAACTGATAAAATGGTTTCTCATGCTCTACATATTTGATTTCAAACAAACGATCACCTAGTGGAAAATATATCAGGTCTCCCTCTTTTGGCCTTGTAGAGAGTTTGACATTAGATTCATTTTTCATTAGGGGAGATATGTATGTCTCAAACCTTTCTTTTGATATTATTAACGTTACTTCATTAGTTGCTTGAATACCAAACTTAGATAATGTTGAAGGCATATCATCATAACCATCAAAGTTATCGATGTATGCTTCTAATGGATATGCATCATCAAATTTGGATTGTGTTACTTCTTCTAATATTGTTTTTTCGCTAACATACTTTCTTGGCATATAGTGTATTTCTACACCATACATCTTCAATTGCTCGTTAATCAAAGATTGAACGAGACTTTGTTCACCAGAGGAGCCTTGTTGAAAAAAAGGATTTAGTGCCATTATATTAACCTATCATATCTAATGGTGGTAGTTCATAAGTGTTAGACATTTGCTCTCTGATGATTTGTAAATCATTCATTGCATCATCATAGATCTGCCTACCATTTAATTCGACTCCACCAGGTAATTTAACTCCTTGGAATTTAATTAAGTTCTGACCCCACTGCTTCTTAAGAAGAGCAGTAAAGTATCTCTTTAAAAATGAATCATTAAAAACTTTTGCATAATCATTTGGATTCAATGTTCTAAAACAATCAATTACAAGAAACTCATCTGCACTAATACTAGACCAATCAATATCTAGATATAATCTATCCTGTCTTTTATTAAATCTAATTTGTTTCTGTGTAGTCAATAAAAAATTAATATCTTCAAGATATGTCTTTGTCATTGCATATGTCAATAATTCTGTAGACCCATAGAAATATACATCATTCAAGAACAACTGATACTTAAGGCTGAACATACCACTTGCCATTCTATTTGATCCATCAAAATGAAATACTTTAGTAATACCGATAATATCATCTGGAACTTGTAAAAAATTTGAATTCTCAGTAAAACTAAATGATGTAGTTCCACCATCAATTGTGGCACTAGCAGTAGATGTTGTAATTCCTATATTGTCTGTTTGACCATCTCTTGATCTTCCTCTTGTTATATCAGCTTCTGTAATCTTATATTTTAAAAATGTTGGATATACTCCATCAAAATGACGTTCTTGGAAATATTGAATAGCATCATCCAATAGATCCTCAACTTGTTCATCTGCAACGTTGATTTCTAATACTGGTGCACCTAATTGCCTTTTAGCATAGGTGATTAATTCTGATCTAGTGGATGGTTGAGCCATTTATACTATACCTCTATCCATATTTATAGTGCGGAGATTGACGATATGCCAGGTTGAACAAGAATGTTACCATCAACTAATCTGTAGAAAGTATTTCCAGAACTAACAATAACATCATAAACATAACGACCTTCTTCTATAAGTTTAGTTTGTGTTCCACCAAGTGATATACGAATCTTACCATCAGCAGCACTTGTAAAACCAACAGCGAAAGTCGCTGTAGGAAAAGCAGTTGATCCTATCGAAACACTCTTAGTCATCTGAGATGAACCAGAGTATCCCTCAAGATTAAATGCAGTATTTGATGTTCCTACAACCTCAAAGTTACCTTCAAAATTAGCACCACCAAGCATGGCAAAATTTGCTGCATAAGCAACTCCTGCTTCTGGATCGAAAGTAATTTTTTTAGTTGCCATTTACTAACTCCTTTAGTAAAGATTTGATCTCACTTAATTCATCTTTTAAATTAGCAAGATCCTCTTCAACAGTTAAATATTTTTCTTTTTCAATTTTACGTTTTTCACGACGATTAACATATTGTTGATAGGCACTTTTATTAGTGTTAATTATTTGATCAGTGTATGGATCTCTAACTAAATCATTGTTACCTTTAACTGGAATAAGTTTTGACATTATGCTAAAGTGATGACTCTTAAATTAGAAAGTCTAGGAACGTATGTTTGATTAGTTGATGATAAAACGAACTTTATCCTATAATATTTAAACTCTGGAAGATCTTCCATGTTAAACTCATATTCTTTAAATGTAGCCTCATTACTCATTAATGCTGCATCAACTTTAGGAATAAGTCTATCAGGTAAACCATCACTCTCAGTAGAACTAATAACTTGACCCTGATTATTTAAGTTTTTATAGCCAGGAAATGCTTCAAATATAGGATCAAAATTAGGATTTGTGCTAATAGCATAGTATGCTCTTATATCAGAATATTCATTAATATGGGCATCAACTAGTATTTTAATAGATGAAGCAGAGTTTGCTAAAGCATTCTCTCTAGAAACATACAGACATGATGTTGGATCTTCAAATAATGTATTGACTCTAGAATCAGTTTTATAGTTTGTAATAGGAGCATCAACTCTGTTAGAAATTAAAACTGCACTCATTCTTTGTAAATCAACAACAGGAGATAGATTTGGATTACTACTTTCTAATGTAAGTGTCATATTAAGAGATCTATCACCAGGTGCATTTTGAATTGCTGTATTATTAGTTTCATTGATTCTAGATGCAATCATTCTAGGTGAATCTAAGTAATTTGATTTATTTAATGTTACTGGTTCACTACCTTTGTCTAAAAATGGAACATCAGTTCCCTGACCCATACCATTACCAAGACTAGCTGCAGATACTGTTTTGATAGCAGCAGATATTGAAGTACCAGGCACAGTTATATTAGCTACATTTGGCGAAATAATTTGATATGGAATGTTTTGTGTTGCATGAGAATCAAATCCACCAGTAGATTTAGTATCATTAAAATATAATTTTGGATTACTATTTGCACTTGCGTCAGATGTTCTATTAGGAACAGTAAATGGTAATCCAGTTTGAGCAGCAGTTAAATTACTAGTATCTATTTTAAGAGTGTAACTATCAAATGTGATTGGATTTGGATCTCTATCTGTAACATCACTCATTAGGTGAGTTCTATTAATTCTTGCAAGAGATACACCACCCAACTCATACTTACGAACAGGTGATCCTTTAATATATCCTTTTGAATTATTTCCTCTAGTAATACCTGTGATTGACCCACCAGAAGCACCTGTATATTTTATAACTTCATCACCTATTTGTAATAGGCCTGGATTTGTTGCTCCAACAGAAACATTCTCATAAGTTGTAAAGTTATCAGTGCTCTCAACGGATATGGTTGAAGTAGAACTTTGACCATAAGGTAATGTGAGTTTTGTTGGAGGAACATCAGATTCAACATCAGATAGTGTTACTCTATTCTGCTCATGATGCATACCATGATTTCTATGATCCACAGTAAAGTGTAAACCATCATTTACAGATGTAATTTTTTCTACTGAAGTGATTCTAGCATTAGTCGAAGAAGCACCAACTGTAGTATTCAATGATGTTGTTAAACCAGTGATTGGATGTGTATATGTTAATTTTCCACCTACAGCAAAATCTCCTTGAACATTATCTATTATAATTTCATCAGTTCTACCTATTGAAACGATGGATAATCTTCCATTTCTACCAACAAATTGACCTCCAATTGATGTTATTCCAAGAACATCACCTTGTTGGAATCCAGTTCCAGAAGTAATAATTCTTGCTGATGATATACCACCATCAGTAACAACTACATCAGCAGTCAGTGAATCACCACCAGCAGTTATGTTAGTAAGAGCAACACCAACATGTAACCCAGTTCCAGACGCAGGAGAGTATCCTAATCCAGCATTAACAATACCCATGCTGCCTGTTCCAACACCAGCACTACCAACAAAATCACCAGATGCATTTGATGCAGCACTGTAATCAGTGTCACCATCACTAAATCCTAGTTGGTTAATTGTATTACCTAAAGTAAGAACAGTATCTGCCAAGGAAGTTCCAATACCAACTCTAATTTTCTTGGAGGTAATATTAAGTGAGTTTGGTTTTAGTTTTGCAACTTGATTGTTACCTTCGGATAAAATGGGATTATATATCTCCATAGTTCCGCTAGTTTCAAATACAGCTTTGTTAATTACAAACTTAAGATCTTCCCACTGACTTGGTTCCCAAGTAGAAGCGTTTTGCGACTTAAAGAGTGATCCCAAATATGGTTGCTGTGAAATAAATTCATCAGTTAATAAATCAGATTCTCCAATTCTTGAGATGAATACTTTATACTTAGTTGACCATGATGCCAAACATATCGCATATTCCGTGTTATCTCCTTCAAGATATACTGGTGCTTCAAAAGTAAATCTTGTTGCTACAGTTCCATTTGTAGATACATTAATTTGATCAGGAGCTTTTATTATTTCAGAGAATGGTAAAATCTTCTGAGTTGGAACTCCACCTTCCATTGTTCTGATTTGGAATGTCATTGGGATATCCATATCATCCTTGGTTTGGAAGTAGATATCACAACTTGTGATAAAGATACCACCCTCTTCAGTAACTTGGAAAGATTGTGCTAATGGGTCATACCATCCAGTTCTTGAACTCACTGAAGTATCAGTTGAAATTGCCTCTGTCTTCATAACAGTGGATCCTGTTAATGTTCTAACAGCTCTTTCATCTTTACTAGGTTTGGTTTGAATTATCGCATTTCGAGTAGAAATAATATTTTCCTGAACTGTCTCTAATGTTCCTTCAGCAGAATACTTAGCCTCACCATATG